AGAGGATCGAGTTCTGGGTGGGGCCCTAAGACAGAATCTAAATTCTGTTCTTTGTGGGTCCCTTCCAAGGCCTTATAGCCGTTAAGGATACTTATCATCAGCCTCATGTAGAGAACATCACCATTTGCGATACCCCTCCTTATTAAGAGAGGGATAAGCTTAGGGATTCGGTTCCGGGCTAACCCAACTGGGGTACCGAGTAACCAAGGATTCGCCGGCTTCGAAGGATCCGCAAGGTACCTGTTCAGCATGAACAGTGAGTTTTTCATTTTCATGATTAACTCTTGTACCCCATGGTTCCGATGAAGTTGGACCATCTTTTCGGCCATTTCTCGGAGTGCTTGGACAAGAGCCCTAGGAGGCGTGACACCACGTCCTAATCTGTAATGGAGATCTAATCCCCAATACGGAAATAGGAGCCGAATTACTTCGGCAGAAACTGTGACACTAGCGTCTCCCTTAGAATCTCTCTTAAGAGGCTTGCTTTTGGCAGGCCCCTTATTAGGGTTCTTAGGATCCTCTTTCCGACTAACGAGTGCGCCTCTCAGACTACTGAGATGCCAGGAAAGGAATTTCTTCCAGACCTTACTGTTTTTCGAAACATCAGGAATGGGGGAGTTTTGAGTAGAGGCATCCTCTTTAGATTTGTTTGGGTCAGCAACTTCCGCCCGGTCACCCGGGCGTGCAAGAACTACCAGAGGAGAATCCTGTGATAAACTCACACGGACTTGAATCTGATAGGCTCGTTCAGAAAGGTACAGTATGGCGTGGCTATCAATAGGGTCAACCACGGCGTAGCACCCTGCATCGACTTTGGTCCAATCTATATTTGGATATAGGTTATGATTCGGTCTTTGCAAGAGTCTACTAGATGTGTGAAAATGAGAAATCATGATTAGCATATTTAGAAAGATAATTGTAGAGAACACTAGCTGTGTTGTTCCCCCCAGGTGCGAATCTGGGAGGGACACTAGCCGGCTGTGGAAGCCAAACGGGCTCTCGTCCGTTGCGTGCTCCTCGTTTCAAACCTATACAAGATAGATAATCCTCGGGAAGCTTCCAAGCTCTGTCTGCGAACAGATAGGCAGTATATGATTAGTCTCTTAGAGCTAATTGTTTCACTTACCTTTCATATTCAAGGATAGCGGATGAGTATAGGCCCTTGCTGTTAATAACCAGCAGGAGTCCGACCTCGGCACAATGTGACAAAACGTCAACCTGGCTACCGTAAGATTGAACGGTCTTTTGAGCTTATGCTCTCAGACCCATCTTTTAACCCCCACAGAGGGGGGTACCATTAGACAGTGAGCGGTTCCATCGCAAGGTGGGGCCCTCAACCTTTGTGTCAGAGGTTTTCATCAAACCTCCTACGAGAACTGAAAGGCGCTATATCAGGGA